TTGCAGTTAGGGTTGCAGCTACAGAAACGACTGCTGTAGTAGAAGCCGTTATAAGTATTTCGTTTTCTGGTAAAGGTACGTCAAAATCTATTATTGGAATATTGACGTTTCTTATACCTGTATCGACATCATCTGTAGTCTCAGCTTGTACCCCTTCAGGTTCCCGTAGGTCACTAGGTGGTATAACCATAGGCTGATAAAAAGGTACCTTTCCTGTTGGTAAAGGTATAGATATTGTTTCTATATTATTTACTGGTGGAATAATTATTGTGGGTATTTCCACTAGCTAGGTTGAGTTGGATATTCTATTGCTTTCCAATCTGTGGTTTTAGCTGGTAAATCTCTTAGAGCTTGTCTATAAGTTTTCCATTCTGTTAACTTATCTCCTGTTATAGGACTATCAGGTAGTACTACCCAATCAGATTGTGATAGTAAAGCATCTCTATTTGATCTGCCAATTACTTCCCAATCTGCGTCATCAACTTTTGCTGCGTCTGCTAATGCTTTGTCGTACTCAGCTATCCAAGGATTGTAAGGTGTAATATCAGTTATATCTGTTAGTGAAAAGTCACGTTTTTCAACAGTGCCTTTTGAGCCATCCCATTGAACAGCCCATACATCTTTAGGAAAATCTTTTAACGGTAAATTACCAATAGCATTCCCATCTTTACTGACTAATTTATCGTCAGCTACTATAGTTAGTTTCATTTACATCTATAAGTTTGTTTTCTTTTGCAGGTTGTAGTGTTACAACAGGAGCCATTATATTTAGCATTTCATTTCTAAAACTTTCAACAGCAGCTCCTTGTTGATTAATTGCTTTTGAATTATCAATTTGCAAAAACGGAATCCATGCTACTGCACAGCCCCATTCTTCAACTGACTCACCTGTTTGAGGATGGGTACCGGCAATTTTGGTGTACCATGCACACTCTAATCCTCTGCAATCTTCGCCTATTAATGGACAAAGTTTGCCTTGTTCAATTTTTGCCATCTTCTTTTTTGGGTGGTTTAATTTGTGTGTGCATCCAGCCAGTCATAAGATATTTAGTTTGTTTTGGTGGGTAGCCTTGATGCACATATGTCCATGTAGCTGGAAAAAATACTAACCGACCAGCTCTTGGTGATACTTGATCTCCGTTATAAAATTGTGTCCAACCTTCTTCTACGTCGTTTAAATAAAAAATAAAAGTTAAATATCTTACAGTAGCTCCGGGTTCGTGTAAATAAAAATCATTATGCCAAATGTAACCTTTACCCGGATCTGTTCTTTGTATTTGATAACCAGTATCTAATATTTGTAAATTTGGTGAGTACGTAGGGTCAAACTTATAACGCTCTTCAGGATTTTTAAAACTAACAAAATTACTGGTATTTGGATTATTCAGATGTTTGTAATAGTTTTCATGTCCAACATTAATAATTTCTCTAAATAACTTGTCTTCTTCTTCCCAATGGTCGAAATTTGATATATTTAGATCTTTACTATCTTTAACGTCTGTATTTACTCCGGCTCCAGTAACTCCTTGTACTAAAAGTTTTTTATCGTTTTCAAATTTTTTTATAATTTCCGTACATCTAGCTGTAGATAAAACGTTATCAGTCACATAAATGTATGGATCATTAATTATGGTGGAATCTATCATTAACGTAATTTAATATGTTGGTCTATTTTTATATTTCCAGCTACAACTATTCGATTTACATTAGAATTGTGTTGGTTTACGCGATGGGTAACATAAGAAGGAAATACTATTAAATCTCCTTCTTGTTGTTGTGGGACTAAAGATTGTCGTTCATCAGTAAATTCAAAACAATTTTCTACTGGTTTTAAAAAATGTACGAAAGAAAGAACATTATCATTACCACAGTCAAAATGATCGTGGATAGGATGATAACTTAATTTGTTATAAACTTGTATCCAAAAAGTAAAATGTATTTTTGAAGTATGAAAAAAAAATTGATCTTTTGAAATTTCATCAACTCTTTCTTTATAAAAATTATATAAAAAATCTAAACACTCTAAATCTTTATCTTTAGCGTGATAAGTAGTTATAACTTGTTCTTTTTCTTGTGTTACACCTATTCTTAAAATATCTTTTTCAAGAGTTTGTAATTGGGTAGAATCCAGTTTCCAATTCCCGTGTATATACCAAGGGATTTTCATTTAGTCTTTGCTTGCAATAATTACGTCTAAATATTGAACAGCCAAATCTAAGTTGTTTACAGAAATACTGTGGTTGTGTGCACTACCTGTAAAAGTAGCGTTGTGGTTGTGAGCACTTCCACTTAAGTTACCGTTGTGGTTGTGTGAACCACCAGTAAATCCGTGTGAGTGACCTCCACCACCACCAGTGTAGTCGGTATAACCATATAAAGCGTTTGCACTTCTAGTATTACCTGACTGGTTAGTCCAGTTTTGAGCGTTTAAGTTTTGTATATGGAAGTTAAAACCGGGTTGGTTAGCGGTTTGCCAGTTATAGTTAGTCTGTGCCCACTTAGTTAATTGGTGACGGTGAGAAGGCATCTCGTTAGTTGACAGTGTATGGCTATTAACTGTTCCGCCTGTTGAAGCACTATCAATACTTACGCTACCTCCAGCAGATGTTTGAGAAACTGAAATGTTTCCTCCTGCTGTTGTGTTACCAGCGTTAGCTGTAATTGATTTATTTGTAAAAGTATTAGTGAAAGCGTTTGAACCACCAGATCCAACAGTTCCAGAAACAACTCTTAAGGACTTGTTATCTACACCACTTGTTACCTTTGTCCAACCTGTAGGAGCTGCTGTCTGTTGAAACAACATCTTTGTTCCAGATGGAAAAGCTTGAGCGTTAGCAATAGCTGTTCTTACATATGCAGTTGTAGCAACTTGAGTTGAGTTGTTGCCTTGTCCTACAGTAACTGCGGTTACACCATCTTTAAGTTGTCCAACAGTGCTTGAAGCTAATCCGTCTAATTTAGTACCGTCAGCAGCTACGTCTCTTCCGTCAACTGTTCCTGTAACTGAAATATTTCCTGCAACACCAATTCCCGAACTTTGTGTCTCAAGTTTTTCAGAGTTATCATGGAAGAGGGCAACTTTTCCATCTTTTATAAAGTCTGCCATTGTATCACTTCCACCTTGGAGAGTGATTTTAGTTCCATTAGTTACTACCTCTAAGTTACCTGTTCCGTTATCATTAATAATGCTATTAGAACCATTATGATATATAAGAAAATCTTGAGAATTACCTAATTTTATATTTTGACTATCTCCTAAAGTTATATGACCAGTTGTTGTGATATCTCCTGTTACGTCAATACCAGCAGAAAAGTCGTGGTTAGCGTTAGATGTAATAGCACCGTTATTTGCTACGGATACGCTTGACGAACCGTTTTGAATAGTTGTGCTGTCAATCGCAGTTGTTGAAGCTGCTGTAACTAGACCTTGAGCATCAACTGTAACGATAGGAATAGCAGAGCTAGAACCATATTGACCAGCAGTTACGCCTGAGTTTTCTAGTTTTGTCCCAGCTATTGCTGCGTTTGCTGCTATGTCATCATTAACGATTGTACCGTTAACTATGTTTGCACTAGCTACCGTTACATTAGCTGGTAATCCACCGGCAGATAATCTATCTGTACCGATTGCACCAGTTCCTATTTGTCCGACAATCGCTGATGAAGATACGTTTGACATATCTTCTCTTGCTAGTGGTCTACCACCAGCTTGTGCACCGTCATGTACGACGGCTGTATCTTTTGTTGTATCTATTGTGACTTCGCCTTCGGCACCTGTAAATGATGCGTGCTGAGTTGTCGAGCCACGTCTAAGTTTTAATAATTTAGCCATTTAAAGTGTACCGAAATCGAGTTGTAAATTGTTTCCGCTTATAGTTGCTACTTCTGTTAAATTCTTGTCGTTGCAATCTAAGTGATTAGCTAACGCAGGGTTAGCGTCATTTATTAATCCAGCAATACCGGGAGATATTCCTACCCATGCAGTGCCGTTGTAAAAGTTAAGTACGTTAGCTGTTGTACTAAACCAAAGATCTCCTGCTGAAGGAGATGATGGAGCACCACTTTGTATTACGTACTCGTCTGCATATCTATTAATATTTGATTCAGAACTAGCAACTGTATTTATATTTGTAGCGTTATTAGCTACTGCATTTATATTTGTTGAGTTGCCAGCTACAGCATTAATGTTGGTTATGCTGTCAGATACTGTTTTAATAGGATCATCTTTGACAGTTATGGTGTTACCCATTCCACTGTGGCTGGTACAGTAATATTGGAAAGATGTAGGTTGAGATTCTGGAATTTTAATTACAACTTTTGCACCAGCTTGTCCCTGTGTACCAGTAACTGTAACGTTAGTACTATAAGCACTTCCACCACTTTGGAACCTTAATGGATGGTTAGCATTAGAGGCATCACTTACATCAAATGTATATGTCCAACCTTTATATAAAGTAAGAGCTGGTTTATCTACACCATCAATAATGAATTTGCCTGTAGCTGCTGTGACTGTAAATGTTGCTTCATCTTCTAATATGTCTGCAACTATATCTAATGAACCATTAGAACTGCCTGTAGTTACAGCATCACTTATAAGACCTAAGTCTTCTTGATAAGTAATCGCACCTGAGACAATAGCAATATCATTAAGAACATTCTGGTTAGGGGAGATGACAGCCCAATTAGTCCCGTCATATACCCGTAAATTGTCATTGGAATTATCAAACCATAGGTCACCATCTTGAAGAGCAGTTCCATCCACTCTTTGAGTTGGGGCATTACTTGAAATTTGGTAAAGGTCTGCAAAGTTATTTATGTCAGCTACGTTTGCACCGGCTGCTGCAATATTAGTAATGTTGCTTGCAACTGTCGTAACTTCAGTAGCTTTTGGAACTAATCTGTGGAAAGCATAAGTATGATCTGTAGATGTAGATTCAACTAATAATCCAAATCCTTGAGGAATAGCAGATGTTACTCCTGTAATTAATACCTGACCATTATTTAATCTTCCGTTAGCAAGAGTTACTGTTCCGCTACTTGGTGTCAAAGTTGTTGTTACTGCACCAATACTTAAGATTGCAGATTGACCGGCTGTGCCTTGAGGGTTTGAGTTAGGAAAACTATTTTCGTTTGCAATAACAGTAAAACCACCAACGTCATCAATAAGGTCAATAATGCGAGCATTGATAGCAGCAGTTGTAGCTACTTTGCTATCAGTGTTAGACCATGTATCTCCACTAGCAATAGTTTCTGAAGAATCCTGTCTAAGGAATAAAGCTTCAGCTTCTGTTTCTGTGTAGTACCTACCGTCTAATGCTCCACCTGTAAGTTCAGTTTCTGTGTAATATCTGTTGTCTAACTGACCAGCATCTAGCTCAGTCTCGGTGTAGTATCTGCCGTCAGCAGCACCACCAGTTATTTCAGATTCTGTAAAATATAAATTATTTAATTGACCACCGTTAAGTTCTGATTCGGTGTAGTATCTATTGTCTAGTTGACCAGCATCTAGTTCGTTTTCTGTGTAGTATCTACTATCAATTACACCACCAGTGGTAAGTTCAGTTTCAGTAAAATATCTATTGTCTAGCTGTCCAGCATCTAGTTGTGTTTCTGTGTAATATCTATTATCTAGCTGACCAGCGTCTAGCTCAGTTTCTGTATAGTACCTATTATCTAATGCACCTACTTCGATATCTTCTTCTTTAATACTTCTGTTAACTACATTGTTTCCAGAAACAGTTATGTCTGTTGGAAGTGCTCCAGATCCTAATTTAGTCAAAGCGACTGAGTCGTCAGCTAACTTAGAACCAGCAATATTTGCACTATTACTTACGTCATCATTGACAATAGATCCATCAACTATGTTTGCTGAGTTGACCTGTATGCCACTAGGTAATGTACCAGTAGCAATCTTAGTATGGGCAATAGCTGCACTTCCACTAATATCAGCATCGACAATAGTTGCATCTTTAATTTTTGCAGAAGTTACTTGTTGATCTCTTAGATTAGGAGTAATTATCTGCTGCCTAGCTTCTTGTGCACCAAAACGTGCAGCTTTATGTATGAGGTTAAGATCAGCAGCTTTGATAGAACTACCAGCAGTAAAACTTGCTAGTGGATTATCAAAGTCTGTTTCTCTATATACGTGTATTACATCTGATCCACCGTAGTTATCACCAAATGTAATTGCTGTACCATTAGTAGGTATATGATATTCACCCGTGCTTGGCGAAGAGCTAGTTGTAAATGTAAGCGGATTACCTCCGTTTACTCTGACCTTTATGTCAGATTCATTTATATATTCAGTTGTAAAGCCCAGTGGGGTGGCACCGTTGCCTGATAAAAATTGTTCAGTTGTTGCCATGGGTTAAACATGTTATTTAGGCATTTCAAGAATTTTATCTATAGTGCCTTGATTTGCTTTTACGTTTTTTAATTTTTGATTTCTTTCTTCAAGTAATAGTTTTTGGACGTCTGTATCTTGTTGCAGGCTTGCCCAAGCTCGTTTCTTAGCCTTGTCAAACTCTTTTGCAATTCGTTTGTAATGGGGGAATGATTTTGGTTCAACATCTGCCATACCATTTTTACGGTGCCATTCCATTTCAGCTATAGAGACTTGTATTGATTCCTCTTGTGCCATTCTGTTAAACACTGCTTCTAGATTTTGTTCACCTATAGCTTTTTGGTACATAGACCTTACCTTTGGACTATCAGATAAATCTGTTCCATCTGGAGCTGTATATGAAGATGACCTCATATCATATCCACTATCAAACAATAATTGTCTTCCTTCTGAATAATCTAAGTTAAAGTTTACAGGTGACACTGCATTGAACATGCGAGTAATAAAGTCGTGATCTTTAATAGGTTTACCAGTTAAGATGTCGTACTTAATAGGTAGTGGATCCATTGCAATATTTTCAGTTATTAAGTTTCTATTTCTTATAGAACTTTGGATATCAGAACCTAACTCTCTTGTGTATGGAGTAAGTACTTTACCTATTTCATTTCTAAGACCAGATAAAGGTACTGTGTTATTCATTAACGATGCAATAATTCTTTGTTGTTGTCCGGGTTGTCCTGAAAACAAATCAACAAATGACTGCATACCAGCTAAATAAGATTTACTTGTAGCTGTACTTGCTAATGCCATAGATAATTTTAATAATCTATCTTCTGCCCACTCTTCACCCATTAGTTCTTGGTGATCTCCTATATCTCCTACTAATGCAAGTATTTGGTTGTAAGGTTCAAAGGCATCATAATTAACCCAGACATCACCAATTTTAATTGTTCTTGGTTTCCATCCAGCATCTAACCATGCTTGTCTTTTCTGCCTATCAGTTGGTCCATTACCATGTAATCCACCACTTAGATATGCCATTGAAGCCATAAATAATGCTGAACTACCCATTGCTAATCTTCCGTTTTGGATAGCTTTAGCATTTAGCAAATCCTGTGGGGTCTCTATTCCAAACTGTTTTAAATGACTAAGGTTATCTCCGGGTTTTGCTTTAGCTATTAAGTTAAACTCGTCAACTAAGAAGTTAAATCCGGGAGTATGTTTTGCAGTAAGTCTTAAACCGTTAATACCTGTTCTAGCAAATAGGAAGAAAGGTCTAGCCCAAGGTGCTTGGTCAAAGGCACTTGCTAAATTTTTACCAAATCCAGTTAAATCTTGAGTAAGTGTTGCTTCTTTTCTACTATATTCAGCAGCCGTATCAGTTAATGTACCATCAGGTTTAAAGATTTCGTTGTTAAAATAATCTTCTGATTGTCTAAAGAATTTTTCATCTAAGTTAACTACATTACTATTAGGTAATTGTTCTGCTGCTGCTAAGAATGCTTTTTCTCTAGCTCTAGCCCTACCAATAAGTAATGCAAACGCATCATCAGTAGATGCCATAATTTTTGTTGAGTAGGTAAGAAGACTACTGTCATTCAAACCTCTAACCATATTAGCCGTACGATACAAAGCTTTATCTACTGTATTTCCTCTTGTTTCTGCCCAATGACCATACATTTGCCATTGGTCATCTATTGCACTTCTTTCTACGTATCTAGTTTTTATTGTTGATAAATCACCAGCCCAGTAACCATTTAATTTCTTTTTAAATAATTGAAAAGATTCTGGTATAGCTTCACGCATAGCATTAAGTGATGACAAAGCAGCTCTTGCAGTAACAAAATCACCTTTCATTGCACCACCTAAAGCCATAGCCATCGGTCTAGTAAATGTTGCAGTGGATGTACCTAATACTGCTCGAATTGATGTCTTAGGTCCAGATAAAACACTATGAGTAAACATAGTTCCCATCTCTCTTAAGAATGCACCTGTCTGTTTTTTATCGCCAGCGAAAGTTCCACCTCTCATTTTCTTACGCATAAATGCGTCAAGATCATCAAGAGTATGTACACCATCAGCCATAGATATACCTTCAAACATAGTTTTAAATACTTCGTCACCGTCTTGTTCGGTGGTCATATCTAAAGCCATACGGAAAGCATCTATACTTTTCTGTACATCTTTATTAATCTTCTCGTTAAGTTCCTTTCTAGATAGTCTTGTTTTATTAGTAAGTCGAGCATCACCAAATTCTGATAACTGTTGTGATACTTCTGCACTAGACATTTTTCTAAGTCTTAAACCAGCAATTAGTTTTTCAACCATTTGCTGAGCTGGACCATCTATATCTTTGATATCTGTAATGTCAGCTAATTCTCTAGCTCCTATACCAGCATCTCTTATGTCATTGAATAGTGAGGTGTTAACCATATCCAATGCTTTAATATATTCAGGCTTTACATATTCACCAACTTTCTTACTATATTCTTTACCAGATTTTGAAGTTACAGTTTGATATAGCTTAGTCTGATCTTTAGTAAATAGTTTGAAAAACTCATCTACATCTACATTGTCTGTATTTCTGCCTTCATAGACAGCTCTAAACATATCAAGATCTTGTCCAATACTTTCTTGTAAAGTCTTACCTTGTCTTCTAGCAGTTTCTGTAAGTTCTTTTATAAATCCTTGACTTCTAAAATTACCAAGTATTTCTTTAATAACTTCTTCTGTTTCTTGAGTACCAGCAACCATTTTTGAAATCTGTGTGTTGGAAGTCAATGAACCAACGTGTCCCTCTGAGGAACCCCAGTCTTCTTTGACTTTCTTCATAGATTTATTAACGTCACTAGCTGAACTGTTAGATGTAGAAGTTCCTAAATGTCTCTCTCCTATAGGTGCGTTCTTAGGGAAACGTACACCAGCACTTTTCATCTGACTTTTAACTTGTTCTCTAGTTTGCTTCTCTACACTCTGTCTTCTAGATATAATAATTTCTCTAACCTTTTTACCAAATTCAGTAAGCTGTTCATCGTCAGCGTCAATAATTTCTCTCTTTAACTTATTAAACTCTTTACCAGTAAGATCTTTTATCTCTCCAAGTTCTTTACCAATAGCTGTTGCTTCTTTTTTAGCTGAATCAGCTAGTGGTTTTAGAGGTGCTAAATCTTCTTTTAGTGCAGCACCTAAAGCTTCTCGTTCGTTATAAATATCTTTAACTACTTGCTCACCTTTTTTAATACCTTTTTTTGCTGTAGCTGTACCACTGTCTACACCTGATTTAAACACAGGTGCCAACTTAAATAGAGTCGCATCAAATACAGCTCCAATTCCCATACCTTCTACAACATGCTTAAGCTTTCTGATTACAGGAGAATCAGTATCTTTTGTAGCTAAAACGTTATCAAGTATTGGTACGTGTTTTACAAGTTCGCCAGTTAAGTTATCTTGGTTTTCGTTTTTTGCAAATAAATCATATCTAGCACCAACCATGGCACCAGTTTTTAAGTGAGTTGCAAGACTTGCACCTTTCATTATTTTTCCTGCACCACCTGTTAGAGCAATAGTAGATACAACTTCTGTAGCTCCAGAAACTAATCCACCCCACCATGTTTTGGTAGTAATAGGGTCTCCGTCACCATACATAAATTGATCCCATTCAGTCTGATATCCTTCTTCGGTTTTCATCTCCTCTTCCATTTCGCCATTGAAAAAATCAATAACTCTTTCTGGCATCGTGATGATATTAGAAGCTGTTGCACGTGCACCTTCTCCTAAACCAATAAAAGTATCTTCTATATAGTCTCTTGCTGTTGGTTTGTCTGTAGTTTCTTCTGTAGTTTCTTCTGTAGGTTGTTCTGTAGTTTGTTCTTGTACAATTTCAGGAGTTACCTCTTTAGGTTGCTCTTCTGTTTCTTGTATAGATGATGTGAGACCTTTCTCAACATCTGCTTGCTGTATGTTTTGGACTGCCTGTTCTGTTTCTTTTATAGTTAGTCCATCTCCAGATATGCCTACCTGAAAATTAAATTCTTCATTCATAGTTACCACGGTAAATATTGCCTAGTAAAAGGCAAGTAATCCGCAGTTACTGGTCCTTTCTTACTAAAGCTTTTTTGTTATAAATGGATGTTTTAACGTTTTGTTCTCCTGCTCCTTGGTCTTCGAGCATTGCTCTTGTTATACGGGAACGAGTAGGATATTTATATATAAGATTTAATATTTTATCGTTATACTTTTGCTCTTCTGTTTTTTCTACTTTTTCTTTATCACCTGTATAAAATCTAAGTTGTGAATTAGCTAAGTCAATAGGATTGACTCCTATCCTCATAGCTAGGTCACGATAATAAGAAGGTATATCAGAACTTTGTTTTAGTGGAGTTTGTCCCCAAGCTATCAATTCCTGTCTTGCTTTTGAATCAACAGATATTTTGTTCTTTTTCCATAGACCACCAGCAGATTGAGACATGCCAGTCTGGATCTGTCTGCTATATGAATCATCTCCGGGTTCCAAGTTAGTTGTTTGTAACTCAATAACCATACCGGGATCGCTTAGAATTTCTTCAATAGCTAGTCTACCAGCTTTATGTCCTTCGGCATGTGTGCCTACTACTTTACCATTTTTTATTATAGTATCCTTATAAGCTCTGTTATATGCTGCTTCTAAGTTTCCATATAGTGTTAACCACTCAGGAGATTTTATATCTGCTTCTCCGTAGGTAGCTACCATAGCTTTGTTAGTATAACCTTTTATGTATTTCTCAGCCATTTCGTAATGGTCAGTTCCGGGAACCAATGCACCACTAGATATAATCTTATCTTTGTATTTATTAAATATTTCAGTACTTACATTTTCCATCTCAAAATCATATACACCACCTTGGTAACGTATAGATTGTTCAATCATATCCTCTGCTGACTCATTATCTATGTGACCCCTTAAAGCATCAGATAATTCTGTAGGAACATAACCATCATATTTACTTTGAAACACTTTATACATTTGTGCATTTTGCTCATCAGTTCTATTTGTCATAGACTTGACAACTTGTAAATCAGCAGCAATATTATTTTCTCTAGCTTCTTCTCTAGCTTCAGTTCCTTGTTTAGCAGCAGCAGCTAGTTCACTAGGTAAACCAGACCACTCTTTCCAAGAAGTTAGTGTTTTTATAGATCCATCACGAGCTGTTATTTCGTGATTGACTATAGACATAGCTTGTGGATAGGTAATTACATTCTGACTAACTAAATCAATTAGGTTTTCTTTAAATGCCATCCTACCAGCACCGACAGTTGTTCTATTTCTTGCTGCATATCTTTGTGCCCATTGATGTGCTAGTTCATGCCCATCTTCTGGATTAGCTGTTGAAAATCCAACTGCAATCATTCTGCTGTCAGATGCTTTTACAGTTGCTTGATAATTAGCTTCTCTTTCAACTGCTTGTTTTTTACGTCTAGCTTCGTCAAACTTATCTATTTCAGGTTTAACAACAGTAGCTACAAGAGTATCATTTAATCCTGCAAATTGTTTTGCATACTCAAACTTAATCTTTGTATCTAATGCTGCTTGTTCTGCTGGAGAAAGATTGTCATAATGTCCAACAGAAACTTGTTTACCATCTCTAATAACATCTATTTTTACAGTTTCGTAAGCATCATAAACATATTGATCGTAACCTTTAGCTTTTTCTAGTGCATATTGTTCTGCAACCATATATCTTTCCCACCCAGACATCTTACGAAATTCTTGAGCGGTGATGTGATCGCCGGTTTCAGCTTCTAATTTAGATGCAAATTCTTGCGTGGCTAAGTCATCTTGAAATAATAAATCTCTTTGACCTCTAAATCCAGCTTCTAATTCTGGACTAACACCTCTAGTTAAGACATCTAGTTTAATCTGTGCTTCTCTATCTTGTTTATATTTTTCCTGTCTTTTTGTAACAAGGTCTTGAATTGATACGGATAGTTTCTCTAGACCACCAAACATATCTTTTACATTTTTTGCCTTGTCAAATTCATTCTGTTCTAGCTCTCTTAAGTATCTTTCTTCAGAGGCTTGTATTTGTTGATCTGATCTTTGTTGTTCTGGAATAACATCCACAATTTGTTGTGGTATTACCCTACGACCAGATACGTCATAGTTTGGTATTTCCATAGTTTAAGGTATTGTATTTTCAGAAGAAATATCACTCATTCCTGCTGAGAAAGCATTAGCCATACCCATCATTAATGCCATTCCGGGACTTCCTAATACAGGAGGTGGTGGTGCAATATCTTGTACTGGTGCAATAGCAACTTTACTAAATGATTGGTTAAGGTCAGATTTAAGTTGCGTTCTTATATCTTCTTTTCCTGCTTTAGCTCTGTAGAAAGCTGATGCTAAACCACGACTTCTCATAGCTTGATTTATTCCAAAATTTTGTTGGTTAGTAACTAACATTTTTGCTAATGACTTTCCACTAACACCTCTCTCTGCTGCACTTGCCATAATGTCTCCTTGATTTTTAATCATCTTTAGGAAATCACCTTGGTTCTGTAAAATAGCTAGAGATCTAGCGTTATATAATTTATAATTAATTTCTGAATAAGCTCGTTGAGCTGCAATATTTGCTAGATCAACTTCTTGTGCAAACTGTACTTTTTTTGTTTTGTAAGTGGTTCTTGTTTGCATCCACTTACGTTCGCGAACCTTCAGTTTATGCTCATAGTTACGCCTTTTAGCTGTATTCTCTGCTGAGACTGCTGCTGCATCACCTATAGCTCCTACTGCTGGTCCTATTGCTGCTGGACTACACACGGCAAAATTCTATAAAGGATAAATTATTTGGTCCGTAGGGAAATTCTCTAAGAAATTTAAAACCTAAAAACCTAAGTAACTTGATATGGACTTTGTTTCTTTTATCAACAATGTTCCACAGTAACTTTTCTTTTCTTGCTTTCACATATCTCCTTGCTTCTCTAGCAAAGGTATGAGGATAATCGTAGATAGCTGGGGTGCAAAGCATCCAGATTTGTCCACCCTCGTGGACTCCTGCCATGCCTGCTATCTCGCCATTTGGCACTTCAAAATAAACTGAATCGCAGTTATGAAAACCTACGATTAGTGCATTTAAAGGGTCATGTCCATGACCTTCTGTGACCTCCCGATAATCATCGGGTAATAAATTAGAAGCCACTCGAAGAGCAGCTTCCAATGTTGCTGGGTGAATGTATTTAGACACGCTCGTAAAAATTATTGTTATAAATTCCTTCCCACGTAAGATTATGTATAGTGGAAGGAGATGGGTGATTTGATTTAATAGTTAAAATAGCGTTTATATTTCTGTCATATATAGCAACTGTTCTTAAAACGTCATCGTTAAATATTCCAGTTGTGTTTGCACTAATTTGGTTGGCTGGAGTTACTTCAAATAACTCTGTATAGTCTGGTCTACCTAACCTAGTTAATGTAGTTTCATATACACCTACTGGTCCGAAAGCTATTTTAGCTCTATGAATAATAGTGTTTGATCTAGTATCAGATTTAAAAGTCTCTCCATCTTTTATAACATAGTAGATAGTAGGTAGTGTTACTTTCATTTCATATAAGTAACCAATTAAAAAAGTTTCGTTAGACCAGTCACCTGTTATTTCTAAATTACTTCCATTAACAGTTATTAAGGCATAGTTACCTAAGTTAGTTCCAGCATCTATATCGTATGCAGCTAACTGACCAGTACCATTTAAACCTGTAGGTTTGGCTTTAGTAGACTTACCTGTTGAGGCATTATATGTCCAACCAGAAGTAGACATAAGATAATCCATATGCACTCTGTTCTCTGCAAGTTGTAGAGTTTCAGAATCCATTTTGATTGCATACTTTAATAGTTGACGAGACGAACCATTTTCTTGCACTACATATAAAGCATCGTCTTGCATGCAATGATATTTAATAATTCCATTTAGTTCCCATTTAAACCAAGCAGCTAATCTTCTTTCTCTAACACTGTCAAAATATCTGTACCCATACATGGTTGAAGAGGTGTCATCACTAAATAAAATTACTGAGTTTTCTCTTGAATTAGATATAGTCTTTAGATCTTTTTCAAACAATCTAGAAACAACTGCACTTTGCTCTATAACTTGTGGTTGCCCTTCTCTTCTAATATCTGCCATCTCATAGAACCTTGTGTTCTTACCGGCATTATCAAGAAATCCTATTGTGACTCCAAGAGATATAGGGTTAGTTGCAAAGTTAAAATTGTAAGTAGAAAGAGCGTTTATCTTTGCTGTCTGTGGGCTAAACAAGTCACTATCAGTAGTGAGCATGAATTGTTGGTTCTTTGTAAATAGAATCAATCCAGTATTAACTTGTATGCCGTCATAAAATATTGCTGGATATTCTGAGCTACCTGATATATCTATCGGGTCACTAGCTACAAACTGTATAGCTGATTTTGAAAAGAAGTTTAAATAATCTCCCGGACGTGACGCAATGATAAATTCATTTGCAAGTATTATTAATCTATTTCTAAAAAACAACATCTTGTTTATAGGTCTTCCTATAAATGATGGTTCTGGATTAGTTATGTCGTCTCCAACTAAAGCGTCTTCCCAAAAAGGTGCTTTGTGAGTAGTTGTTGTTCCACCAACAGTAATACTATAAGAAGAATTATCTAACTCAGTTAATCTAAAATTACCGTCACGAGTTCTTATCAAAGCGACAGGCATTTTTGAATAGTTAAATCTTATTGTTCTTCCCGGCTTAGCACATTCTTGCCATGTACCCTCACCATCTCTATCGTTGTTACCAACAAATCTTACGTAATGATTATCTTCATCAGCATTACTATTAATAATCTCAACTATCATTCCATGCTTACACTGCGAAGGTAAGTCACCTACATCGTTAACCTCACTTGCTACAACGTTAAGTAGTTCTCCTACACCAGTAGAAGCGTTGAATGGTGTGCTTTTTTTTAGATGTAATCCTATACCTATCTGTGTTATGTCAGACGCAGGAAACCCAGAGTCAATCAACTCTTGCCTCATATCACCAAGAATACTTTCAGCAGTAATAGTTGTTTCGTTATCAAATGGTGTAGGTTGTGGTCTAGCTAAACATAAATTAGCTTGTACTTTAGATGTACTGATTTCTTCTATAGTTACTTTATAGAAAGCATCTTTCATCCATACATAAAAGAAGTCACCTTGTAACCAACCATCTCCACCATGTAGTAAATCGTATGTGGTTGTGTACCTAGCTTGATATGTAGTTGTTTGGTTTTCTCCAGATCCAGTTGTAAAGGGTACGGACTGACCTGTAGTAGCTATACGAAAATATAAATTCTTTCTACCACTAACATAGTCAGAGCCACTACCAGATCCACCTGAAGCATAAGTTCTAACGTTATATTGATAATCAGTATCAGACAAGTTTCCATCAGCTTTAATACCGCCAGTAGCTGAACCATCAGTTAACGACTTATTACTATCTATTGAAAATATGCGAGTAGCTACGTTAGGAGCAAAGGCATCTCTACCATCTCCTGCACTTTCATCACATCTAGCATTACCTGAAGTTCCTCTATTAGCATGTGTACGCATGAAACCGTTAGTATCACAGTAGTTATTACTGTCTCTAACTCTTTCTACATTAATACGAGTAGCTGTTGTAGTTGTAGTGAAATGACTATCCTGACTACCATCTTGGTCAAATACATTAAATGAATATTGCTTTGCATAGGATATCTGTTTTAGTTCTATAAAAACTTCTTTAGTAAAATCACCTGCTGGTTCGGTAACATTAGAATCCATCTCAGTAATGATATTTCTATTTGTTAAATAAGTAAAATCATTTAGAGTTAGTGTCTGTATATCTTCTGGACCAGTGTGAGTTAAATATGTGTTGTTACCTATTCCATTTACAACAGTAACTTCATCTCCGGCATTATGAATAACATTACCAAGAGGGTCTTTTACTGTCACACATGCCCACATTCTGACCACACCATTTCTGGCTACTTGTCCTATATATTGTTCGTTCTCATCTCTGTAGTAATGAAACCATTTACCATCACTTGTTGAATTAGTTAAGGTTGACACAAACTTACCAGCCGGTCTCTTTAATAATCCTTGAGTAACGTCAGGAATGGCGTTTACCATGTCCCGTACCTGTCCGGGTCTTTTTAATTCGTCAGGTTGTTGTGATATACCTGCCGTAAGATTAGGTATAGTTTGTGTAATGTTTGCCATTATCTAATAAGTGCTTTGTAAGGTTGATAAGCTCTATAGTTACTTTCTGCTGGGAATCCAAAGAAACTATTATCGCCTTGCTCTGTTTCATAATTCAGAGCATTAGCTCTTGTTTGCTCCTCTTCTACCTTCAACAATTTTACTAAGTCACCATTAGACACAAGTTGGGTTGCTGCTTTCATTGCAGCTCTAGCAATTATGTATCTTTGAATAACTGGAGGTACATCTGTAAACGGAAGAAGTGAAACAGTGTCAAAATAAAAATCTTCAGTAAATACATCTGTTTGTTGTACAAGATCAAATAGTCTTCCATTTCTTGTTACAACATCGTGGTTACGATCTGTCTGTCCATCAGAAATATCAAACTGAAATGCGTTAACTGGTACAACAAAATGACCATTTGCATCTGGTGATTTTTTTACTTTATGTTCTGTATTAAAATGCCAGCCTGTAGCTTGTACATCTTTATTTACTTCATCTAAGATATTTTTTACGAAAGATATCTCAGGATTTTGTAATGCGTTTCCTGTTAAGGAAGTGATCGGTGCCTGACCAATGCTACCCAAGATAGAGTTCACTGCGGATAGTTCGGTATCGGTGCTTATTTGAATAGCCATAAAAAAAAGGGAGCCGAAGCTCCCGTATAAAGTGTATAAATTAACCGTTCTCTGGGTATGTTGTACCGAACGCTGAAGGTGCTGTTGCGCCTACATATAGTTCAACGGCTGCTGCTGGGTTTAAGAAATCTGCACCCATAGCAAGTCTTCCAAGGATTACGTCACCTTGGTAAACAACTGATACATCACCAGAAGTTACCTGAACCTGTGGTCCGATAGCTTCTACAACCCCTGCTGCTTCCTTCTGGAAAATTAATCCACAAGATTTAGCGAAGTCTGTGCTGTTACCG